ACAATTTTATATTCTCTGCCAACCACAATATTCTTGGCAGGAATAATAATAGGATATTCAGAAGCAGAAACAGAAGAGATGCATCTGTCTAAATAAGCTCTTACATTTTCTTCTTCTGTAGTTGCTCCTCTCTCAACAATAAATGTTCTTACATTAGAGGTATCAAAAGAAAGATCATATTCATCATCAGTATAACCGGTTCCTCCATCAGCTATAACGATTGAAGTGACAACTCCATCCGACACAACCGCTCTAGCTGAAAAGTCTATGCCAGAACCTGCGCCAGACAGCACTATAGTAGGTGCTGCTGTGTACTGTAAACCACCATCAGTCAATTCAATATTTGTTACAGTTCCACCAGATACGGTAGCTTTTGCCGCTGCTCCAGCACCTGGACCAGGAATAGAAGTAATTCCTTCTGGTAATTTTATCTGAATCTGATATACTTGAGGAGAAGTATATGCTATTTTAGAAACTTTAGGAATAGTTATGGGAACAGTTCTAGGAATAGTAACAGATCCAATTGTTTCATAATATATTAAATCTGCAATAGTTCCATTTAAATTTTGTACATCGAAATTATCATAACCGGCAGTCGCATATACGAAGTTATCTTGTATCCATATACCGTCAGAAGCCCTAAGTATGTTTTTACTTGGAAAATATACATCAACTTCTTCATCATAAATTAGCTTAAAATATGCTTTAATCGATCTAACAGAACCTTTAGATTCGTATATGTTCTTTATCTTTTTGAGTAAAGTTTTTCTGTCTGCTTGCAGTAGTTGAGGAAACTCTTTAGCAAGTTCTAATGCTCTTTTGTTAAGTTCTTCGTCATTAATATCGTCTATATCTGAATAGTTTTTATTCAAAAGAAGATTGGCAGGATTTCCATCAGAATCCATATACTCATAATACTTTTCAATGAAAGTAATAAATCGAGTATAATCATCACGTATAAATTCAGGAACAGTGTACTTGACTCCTATAGAGCTTTGTTCTTCGTATTCAGTAGGAGTGCCAGTTGCAAAACCAAGCACAGCAGTTAAAACCGCACCAGTTCCACCAGTTGAATCTGTTACAGTTACCGTGGGAGCACTAGTATAGCCACTGCCTATATTTGTTACGTTTACTGTAGTTATTACACCACCAAGAACACTTGCTGTTGCAGTTGCACCAGTTCCTCCTCCTCCTGATATTGTTATAGTAGGAAGAGTTGCTGACTCTGCGCTGTATCCAGAACCACCATTTTCAATAGTGATGCTAGAAACATACTTTAAAAACTCTGGTATTTGATGTGACATTAATAGCCTTCGACTTCTGTAGATACTACTATTTCTAAGCCTTTTCTAGATCCAGTAACAGAATTAACAACGCTGTCATCTAGTGTAAGTATTGTATTTTTAGCAGGCTTTGCAACAACTGCCGCAGTCGATATATCAGACTGTCTTGTTAGAGTGCTAGTAACAATATCCTTGGAATCGTCATGCGGCCTTGTTCTGAATTTTAATTCAGTATCATTTCCGTATAGAGAAACTACTGTTACGCCATTCAAAGATATTGCACCAGTGCTATAATCTATAGTACCGACATTTGCAATTTTAGTTCCACTAGTATCCACAATAGAAACAATGCCTGTTCCATTATAAGCAGGAGGAACAACCCCTGTATTAGGAGTATCTTGGAATTTAACTTTATATGTAGTTCCAGTTACACTAATATTTGCCCAGTTACTATGCAATTCTCTAGGTTGAATTCTACTATTAAAAGTAAAATTATAGTTGCTGTTTAATCCTGTCAATGCAGTAATTCTTTTCTGCAAAGTTGGAGTTATGTTCACAGATACTATAGAATTTGATACAGATTTTACGGCATTGTGTACAGTAGAATAATAAAAGTTTTTGTTTAGTTGATTGAGATCAGTACTAAAGTAATTTGTAATTGCGGTACTGGCCGCTTGTGATATCTGTCCTGAAGTCAACGATGTTCTTGAAGAGTCATAAACGATACCAACCCTGAGTCCTATGTAAGTGTACTCAGGATCAACAAATTCTGGCAATATAGCAACCGGTGCTCGTGGAGAAATCAAAGTGTTTATGATTCTGTCTTTCACTTCGTCTGTTATTATTTGTCCTTCTACAGGATCTAACGAGATGAAAACTTTTCCGTATATAGGAGGATCGTTATTTTCTCCTCCCCAAACAGAACATGATTGGACACTAGGATTGTCGGCAAGAATAAGACTTCTATAGTCTGATGCTGATACTGCTCTTTCTCGAACTTGATTATAGATAGGAGCAGTCTTTCTTATGCTATCAATACTTTCTCTAGCTGCGCCGCCTGATGCCTTGACAGTGTTTGCTGTGTCAAAACTTTTAACTTCGTCAGTTCCATTTGTGAGTGTTGCTCCAACTTGAAAGCCTCTCGCACCATTTGCTTCTGCGCCAGAAGTTACGAGATAATCTATAATTACAATGTTTCCAGTTTCTAGTTTTTTGCCAAATACTCCGTCACCAAATCTTATGATGTATTTGCCGTCATGTCCTTCTTCTAGAAAATACGCACTGGTAGTAGTTTTTAAATCTAAAACTCCAGTAGATAATTGATAAGTCTCTAGAGTTAGATCAGAGTTAGATGCTTGAACTCTAACTCGTAGTGTAGAAGTGTCCACTCCATCATTTGGTATAGTAAGAGGACCAGATACAGTATTTGAATCTATGAAAAATCTATTTGAAACTCTTGTGCCTTCTTTAATCGCTAGATTATTAAAAACAAATTTTTCTACGCCATCAATAGTCTGGATTGTGGTAGTGACATCTGATTCTGGGTAAAATTCAAAACTTGTTCCACCGCTCTGTGAAGAAAATATAGTGTTTCTTGAAAGAGTAAGAGTAGACTCAGTATATGAAGAAGAAGGGACAACAGAAAAATCTACAAATGCTGTGGCTGCTCTTGTTGATCTTGGTGTGTAACCCAAAGACTTAGCAATAGAAACCACAGAGTTTCTTTTAATAGCAGAGTCTAAAAAGGATTCATTAGCAAGCATGTGAGCAAGTACTGCATTATAGTGTGTATTGTATGCTAGAGTATCCAGCAAGACAGACAACGCAGAACCTTCAAAGTCATAATCTCTGAACTCATCTTGCGCTTGCATGAAGGTTTTTAGAGATTGTTTGATTTGATCGAAATCTAATTCGGATACATTAAGTTGTGCCATTGTTCTACCTTAATCTTTTTAAGTTGGCCGTAAGTGTCTGAGGTCTAGCAATACCCACAATAAAGAATGTCAACGTAACTTCATATGAATTAGTATCAAAATTAGGGCTTACTACTATAGTTTCAACTCTTGCCCTAGGCTCATAAGAAGTAATCAAATCTAATATAGTTCTCTGAATGATGCTTGCAAAATTTGAACTCATTGGCTCAAATAATAGTCCTCTTAAATTTGCTCCTTTCTGAGGAGCAAAAGGACGCTCATAAAAGTTAGTAAGCATCAATATCTTTATTGATTGTTTTACTGCGTTTACATCTAATTTTTTAGAGACATCACCTGTCAATGGATTTGCAGTGAATGCTAAATCCAAATCTTTGTAAAGTCTAGATATTTTAAGAGTGTCGTTTGCCATCTTAGTATTTATAACTCGTTTTGTTATAGTCCGATAGAATCTGGTAAATCTACGTTTATAAATGATTTTTCTTTTGCCTGCTTAACTTCTCGTATATCGTATACAAAATCTTTAATTTCTGGTATTTGTATACCCAATAGATCAGCAATTGCACTCTTCTTAGGAGTAGTTATAGGTGTTCCTTTCAAAACAAATCCTGCTCCATCTTCTTCAAAATTTGGAATCTTCTTACAGAGATTATCTAAATCTAAAGCCCCTTGTTTCAATAAGTTGGGTATATCATCAATAGCAACATCGCCTAAATCTAGTCCATCGTATTTTGTTTTCAAGTTATAAACTTCATTTTTTATATCATCGACTGCTAGTTTGGCTGCTAATATATCTGATGCAAATCCTTCGATGTCAGCTTGAAGACCTTTTATCTCTTCTGGAACCTCAATCTCTGGTAAAAATTCTTTTAGTTTAGAAGTAACTAAAGCCTCAATCTGAGCAGTGTCTTGTGCCATTGCAATGATAGCCGCAGCGTCTTTCACTGCTTGAGAAATCTCTGGACGAATGGGAATCTTATCGACAATACCGTCAATAATTTCATCTGTTGTTCCTAGAGACTGAGTAAGCTCTACTAGTTTTTCAGTAGCTCCGCATAAACTCATTTCTTATTCCTATGGTACTGGTGGAGTCATGTTAGCAGGATGCTTATGTGTTCCAAGAACAATAGGTCCTTGTCTCACGATTGTGCCACTTGCAACGCCGACTACGGTGTAATTGCCTGTATGTGTAGTATTTCCAATAATACTTCTAGCAGGAGCGATTGTATTCTGTGCTGTGGACTTTAACACTTGTGCGCCAATTGAAGACAAAGTTTGCAACCCTGTAGCTTCTACTAACTGAACTGCGCCAGTTAATGTTTGATTGACTGCGGCTGCTAGAGACATGTTCAAGGACATTGCTTTAAAACTTCCTATAGGCGCACTCGCACTAACACTTCCTGTAGTACTCATTATTTTGAATCCTAGTATAGAAGTGTGACTAGTAGAGCCAACAGATATTGCTGAAATACTTCCACCTACCGTAGTAAACTTGTCCCCGCCTACAGTTTGAGTATTATTTCCAATGATAGTGTCTGTATGATTGCCTCCAGTTCTAAACGAACTGCTACGAGAGACGTTCGTACTTTGACCAGACAATACTTCTGTCATATCATTGCCGACAACTTTTGTTATTCTATCACCACCAACTGTAGTGAAAAGATTGCCGCCAATTTCTTGATACATATCACCAGTTACGAGCATTCTTGCATCGCCGCCGATTGTTACATCACACGTGCCTTTAATGTAGACTTTTTTGTCTTTTAGTGTTATCTCGTATTCATCACCAACAACTTTCGTAGTCTTTGAGCCGTCTGCTTGTATCTCATAGAAAGTACCAGCGTTATGATACTCGTGAATGCGACCGTTGTTTGGAGTGTCATCAACTTCAAACACATGACCGGTTTCAGTTTCAGTTACTTTATTGTATGGATATGCTGAAGTTTTGTTATCAACATTTGGCGCTTGATTTGGCGCATTATACTGCCATCCCTCTTCGCCAAAGCGAGGATGTGGCTCTTCCCAAATCTCTCTATCGTATACTGCTCCTGCTTTGTCGTCTTGTATGGATTCAATATGAGGAGCAGCGGCTCTTGGTATTGCTTCTTGACGAGTAGCTCTTTTGTTAATAAGAGATTGATGTCCCTCTGCAACTGCGTTTCTTGCTAGTCGTGAAAGATCAGGCTCCTGTAGACCATTTAGACCGCTTTCTCCTTCTCTAGGATACACCCCATGTGGATCAGCAAATCCTTTTTTGGAATCTGTTCTTTTATTTCTTGGCTTACCTGGCAATGTTCCAAAAATAATTGGAACTTGTTCATCTTCTCCGTCACTGAAAAAGCCAACTACAGTTGTTCCTTCAACATATGCAGGAGTTTCGCCTACTCCAGAAATGCTCGCAGAAGTCATCGGCATAATAGGAACTGCCCAAGGCAATTCTGTAGTAGGAAGTTCTCCTAAGTCTTCGGTATGATAACCAATAATACGAACCTTACATCTGCCCAATTGAGCAGGATCCGCTCTATCTTCTACTACACCTATCCACCACTTAAAATTAGGATACATCTATTCTTCTCCTTCCAAAGCGGCATTCTCTGGTGAAGAAGAAAGTCCATTCTTTATCAATTCTGTTTCCATAACGTGTCTATCTGAAGTTATCTTGTGATGTATTGCTGATATAATATATAGACCAGAAAGCAAAGGATCAAGAACAGTAGTCAAATCATCCGACGGTGGTTCAGGTGAAGGATGCAATAAACTTATTAAATTTCCAACTTGTATATCTGTTCGACCTGGAACTGTCATGAGAAATTTATTATTATCAAACGAATTCAGATAACTTTGTCTAAACAGAATTCTATCTGCTGTGTAATTAGAAGTTGAACCATCTGGCAAATCTTCTTCATCTGTCAATCCATAATCATTAAAAAGTCCTGTATTGAAAGAATAGAAGTCTTTTTTTGCTAGAGGATTTCTTTTTATATTCGAAGGCAGTATGTTTGTAGGACCAGTCTTGTAAAACTTATTCATGTCTTTAGTAAAATCAAAATTCTTATGAATAATTTTTTTGGTGTACAAATCATATCCATCTACACTGGAAGAAAATGCCCCTTTATTGTTTCCATCCATTACATCAATAGTAGTAAGCATTTTCAAATTTTCAATACGTGTTATCTCGTCTGGCATTCTGTTGCCAACAAAACCAACGTCACTAATTCTTCTTGGCATTTTAGCGCCATCTCTTTCTAAAACATATTCGTCAAATACTGCATCTCTTCTCTGTACATATATTAAACTTTCTATACTTGCAAAATAAAACGCTTTGTTCGACTCAAAGAAAA